TCGCCGGTCCATAGACTTGACGCAGCGGTCAATTCGGCCGACGCGTCTTGGTCGTCTGTGCCTTTATATATCGCCGCTCGTATAGCAGCTTCGCGCTCGACGATTGTTGTCGTGCCGGTCACCTCGCCCTCGTCATCGTAGACGTCTTCGGTTCGCGTTTTCTCAGCGTATTTTTCCGGAGCTGTGGTTTTTGCCAAGGTGCTGCTTAGGCTGGTTTCAAAGGTTAGCTCCTCGTCATTGGCATATATCTTCTCAATGTCCTCGACCTCATGTCCAGCCAGAGCAATAACGACGTGCAAAACACTGTCGTCGTCGGTTGTTTCTTTGTAAACAACCACACCGCCAACGCGCTGTTTTCCGTAAATAATCTGATGGTCTGCCGCGGCAGCCACGCCAGACGTCAGGTAACCGGTCACGCCGGCCTGAAAGCCCTCGTCCGGCTTCGGCGCCAACATCTTGGCCGCTTGTGTCAGCGCCAACGTGGTGGCAAACGCGGCAAAGCTAAAAGTGATGGCGCCGGCAGCGGTCACCGATGTTGCCGCCATGGCCGCGACTGCAATCGAGACAGGGTCCGCAATGGCCGGTGTCACTATGCAGGTCAGAAAAAATGTAAAAATTAAAAAGTTCATTGCACCAACCAGAAAATGTCGCCGCGCTCCACCGGTGTAAATTTCAGACCATTGTCGCCGACGAACACGAATTTTTCGCCAGTGCAAACGCCGAGAGCGTATCCGGTAACAATATTAGCATCACTTTGCCTTGCGACGATAGACCCAATCGGCGGCAGGACGCCCTTGAAGCGCTCCAGACGCCTGTCCAGCGCCTCGATTATATCTGTGGCTGATTGCTCGCGGCATAGCTTGCGATACCATCTGGCGGCTTGCAGGGGCGTTTCATAGTCACCCAGCCAGTCAGCAGCCAGCGGCTCTCCGGTCATCGCATGATGCGCGTCATTGACCAAATTAAGACAGTCAGCCCGCCCCCAGCAAAATGCGCGCTCTCGATAGACATCAATGACATTGTTAAGGTTTTGGTTCCAATCGTTAAGGCGCATCACCGCCCCCATTGAAACTTTTTGTCCTGCAAATCCTCGATAAATTCAAATGATTTGTCGTTCGGAAATCGCGAGCGTTGGCTCTCGTGCGTGTATCGGCGAGCGCGCGGCTTTTGTAAGTCAATCAGACGGCTCTCAACCTCAACCGAAATGGTAGACGTCTCAGGGCCTTCGTCGATATTCATCATGTCAATATAGCCGGTAAAGACCTCGGCAATAACGTCCTCTGCGCGGGGCGACAGCTCAATCGGCCGGCCGTTTTCGTTAAGCACCAGCTCGCCATCTTCTTGCAAAAGCCGCGACCCATTGATGTCCAGAACGCCAAAAAAAATCTTGCACAAGCGCCCCTGATACGGCTCGGACAGCGCAAGGCTCAGGACGTTTGACGGTATGCCGCTCAGTGTAATGGTGGCGCCCTGAGCTGAAATGTCGGCTGTCTCGTTTAGCTCTGATATTTGTATCATTGAGCCGCTGCCGACATAGGTGTGGCCATCAACGGTCAGGTCTCCCAAACCAGTCCAAAATTTGAGCGTCTGCGTGTCAAAATATAGTTGCAGCGCAAAAAAAGGCTGAATGGCGTCGAGAACCAGCGTGTCCTTGAAGCTATCGTTAAGCTCTCGGCTCATGCAATGGCCTCCACTGCGCCGAAAGTGATGCCGTAATGAGTGACCTGATTTATCGACCAGCTCGTCTCGTTACCGTTCAGGCGAAAAACGCCCTTGCAGTTGCTAACCGTGACGGCGGCGTTGTCAGCCGGCGACGAGCGCAAATCCGGATAAATGTCGATAGCAGCCTGACCGCTTGAGTTTGTCGACGTGTCTGTCAACACCTTGTAAAACTGAGAGCTGCCAGCGGTGCCGAGCTGAATATAATCACCGGCCTTGAGGTATGCTGATTGACTAGCCGGCGCCCCATCAATCAACAGAATGTTTCCGTTTTGGTCAGCACCGAAAACCAGAGGCGTGCCGGCGTCTGTTGCTGCGGAACCGCGCGGCGTGTCACCAGCAGGGTCGCCTAACAGAAATGTGCCGAGCGAACCTTTAAGGCTGACCAAAAATGCAACCCATTCCTCGGCGTCTGCACGCTCCATCGGCGGCAGCGTGATGTCAGCTTCCCAGCGCTGACCGGTAAAAGCGACGACTTGCTGCTTGAATGTAAACGGCGACGCGGAAATGGCGGTTGCGTTTTTTGTTCGCAGAACGATGCTTTGAATGCCTGACACGGTGGGTAACGAGAGCGGGTATTGTATAGCCATTTAGAAAGCCTTTGAGAATGAGCCGCCGCGCTGTTTCGCGTCGAGCACTGCCGACTTGGCTGACGCGGCGATTTGCGGCATCAGGGATGCGATTTCTGTGCGGACAGTTTGTTGGACCCCAGTCGTGACGTTGATTGTTTGGTTAACCACGACACCCCCGCCGCCCATTTTGTCGTTTGGAATGACAGTGCCGGACGCATTTGGTTGGAACAACTCCGGACCGCGCTCACCGACGAGATACGTTCCGCCGCGCTGCAATGAACCGCCAATCGCCGCGGCCTTGTCAGGGCCACCAAAAAAGCCACTCAAAGCTGTCGCCACCTGACCGGTGACGCCTTTTTGGATTTGCATCCGGATGAGGTCAGAGATGATTGAGCTGGCCATACTCTTGAACGCTTCAGACGCTTTCTTCGTTCCAGTGATGACGTCGACAAGGCCGTTCTCGAGGCTCTTGACGCCGTTTAGGGCAAGCTCTGCAAGCCTTGCCTGTGTATCCTGAGCGTCCTGACCGTATTTATTCAGCGCGTCTCTTGCTTTTTCGGTAGCAGTTGCAGTGCGTGTGAAGCCCTGCGGCAGGGTGGTGGTTGTCAAATCTTGAAGCGGCTTGGTTGCCACGTCGATGCCTTGAGCCTCGACAACAATGCGGCGGATTTGGTCCTGAAAGTTCTCGCCAAAAGTAAACTTTTCAAGCTCTCTGAGCTTAGGGCCTCGAGCAAAATTGTAAAGTGCGATGAACGCATTCAAAAAGCCGCGCACCGCGGTGATGCCAAGGTCAATCGCGGCGATGACAACTGTCGTCAGTGTCGTTGCGAGACCAGCGAAAGCCGGCATCAGGGTCGCCGTTATTTGCTGACCTATTGAATTGAAGATGCGCCGGAGCAAATCAAACCGGTCATTTGCGGCCTCTACGGCCGCGGCCTGTTCGCCGGTCAGCTCGACGGTGAAACCGCTGAATTGTTCGCGCAGGGCATTGAGGCGTCCAGTGCCTTCGCCCAGCATGTTGACCATGCCGGCGCCTGAGCGACCGAACAAATCCATCGCAATGCGTGCCTTATCAGCAGGGCTTGCCATGACGGACAAGCTGTTGGCGACATCATTCAAAATATCTTGAGTGCCGCGCAAGCTGCCATCGGTGTTTGTCACCGTCACACCAAGCGCCTCAAACGCTTTCAGCGGCGTCGACAATCCGGTGCTCGCCTCAGATATTGATTTTGAGAAGCGGCGGAAACCTGTCTCGAGCTCCGCCGCGCTAACACCTGATTGCGATGCAGCGAATTGCAGCTCTTGAAGCTGAGAAACGGTGAAACCTAAAACGCGCGATTGCTTAGCGATATCGTCGATTTGCTGCGCAAACTGCCTGAGCGCCAAAGCGCCACCCAGAGCGACCACAGCGTTGCGCACATTGAAAACACTTGATTTGACGCGGTCGAGGCCACCACGAACCGACGCAAACGCCTGACGTGTTTTGTCGATTGCTGTGATGCGAAAGTTAAGGTTTTCCTGTGCCATCGTTCACAATTCCCATATATGCGGCCCATTCAATGAGCTCATTATAGGGCAATTCCTCAATCTCCGCGACCGTCTTATTCAAGCGGTCAGCCAACGCGAACATGAAAAAGCGCTGTTGACCGCTCCTTAGTTTTTTTCCGCGTCCTCAATTGAGTTTATTTCGCCCATAAGAGCGCCGGCAACCGTGCTCACAATCGAGACCGGCTGGCGCATGAGGATGGGTTTGTCGCCAATGTCAAAGCATTTTTCCCCGTGCTCGTCTTGGCCCTTCATGATGATGAGGTCCACAAGGCCCTCGATTGTCATGTTGTTTAAGAAATCGGGGTGCTTTTTCTGCAAGCGATTAAACTCACCGGCCAAAAGCGCCGAGCTATAAATAACCATCGGCTCATCTTCATTGCCCCACTCCGGAACCTCAATGCGGTTCCGGTGTGAGACAGAAGACGAGCGGATTTGTTCGCCAAATTTCGACATCATACCACCTATCAGTCGAGTTTTATTTAAGCGGTATCACCTTCGGTGAGACCACCAGTGAATTGAACCTCGGCGCTCATTTCGACCATACCGTCGAATGTTGAGGTCACGCTCTTGTCCGTCACCAAAGCGGTGCCCGTATAATAGCGGGTGCCGCTTGCAGTGCCGGCCGGATAAAGGTTCAGCGTGATGCTATCACCGACATCCAATTCACCTTGGCCGGTCGAGCCGGACAAAGCGTCTTCGTCGAAAAACATTTCGACAGATGCCGTCGCATCTTTCAGACCAGCTTTATACGAGCGATGAGTGTCGCCCATGACTGTGTCTTCGATTGTTTCACCCGTGATGCTGAGTGAGAACGAGCGCACTTCGCCGATTGTGTTTGAACCTACGGCGACCGAACCCTCTGAGCCTGTATGTGTTGCCATAATTAAGCCTCGTTTGTTTCAGTTTTGGTTTCAAGTTTCGCTGATTTTTTCGTCTTTGCTTGACGTTTAGGTTCATCCAGAGACCAACCGGCGTTTAGCCATTTGTCGGCATTCTCCGACCAAGTCTCTCTGATGTCGCCATCTTTGTATAGCTTAACACGTTTTGCCATAATTACACCGCCGTTTCTACGTCGCCCTCGACCGTAACATAATCGACCGCGACTGTGAACCTTGCCACGCCGACCGATTGTTCGGCGTCGCCGTTAAAATCAATATCAACAGACGTGACGCGCGTGTCCTTGGCGTTGCTGTTGCGTGTCACATCAGACGAGAGAGCTTCCTCAATCTCGACCGCAATCGTGTCGAGCGTGTTGTCGATGTTTGCCGTGCCCTTCACATATGCCTCGACAATAACCTCGAGCTCGCGCACCTGTGTGCGTGATTGTGTGAGCGTTGCATATTCTGTGGCCTCTGATTTTGTGTAAATGCACAAGGCCGGCAGCTTGCTTTCTTCGACCGGAAACAGTCTCGTTTGAAACACATTTGAGCCGGTCGTTGTAAGGCCGGTCAGGGTCGTCGTGATATGGTCGCGGATTGTCTTGCGGACATGAGCCATCTTATTGCTCCTCGAGCATAAGCATGGTCATGCCTGTGCCATCCGGTCGAACATTGCGCACAATATAGTTAGTGCCAGAAATAGTGATGGCGTCGCCCTCGGCGGCGCTTGAAACGTCGGCCGTGCGGCAATGAAACATCGGTTGCTGTAGTGCAAAAGCCACCTCACCGCCGGCATCTGTTTCAAAATATTCATTGTCAAAGATACCGTTCACGGTTGCTGCGACACCGCCACTTGGCGTGTAAGACGCCGCCACACCGAAATCACCGGTGCTGAGAAAGATTGCTCGGTCGGCAGCGGTCTCAACGGCCATAGCTATTCGCTCTCAGGGGTTGTCAAATCTTTAACGACGCGGGTCGTGCGCTTCGGAGCGGCTTTCTTTTTGGGCTCAGCCTTCGGCTCGTCGACAAAAATCACGCGACCCATAGCGAGCAATTCTGTGGCTTCGTATTCGCCAAGCTCGATGACGTCACCCTCTTTGACGGCTTTGCCGCCGGCCACAGTATTTTTCAAAATCTTACAAAACATTTATCCACCCTTTATAAAAAGATTTGGGGGCGGGCCGGAACCCACCCCCGCATCATTTGGCTTATGCGCCGTCGTTGTTGACTGCGAACGACACGGCGTGGCGAACAGCCACGTCCATGGTTTGCAATGCAATAACGCGCAGGCCACCAGACGTCGCCAGAGCGGCGGTGTCCAGCGTGATGTCCAGACCACCATAGAAGCCAACCAGCAAGTCGGCGAAGTTGCCGAAATACAGGTCGCCAGCGGTGACTTGGTTTGAAACGATTGCACGATAGCCGTTGATGTTGCCATCAGGCTCAACGACAAACTGGCCTGAGCCGCTGTCTTTCGTGGTCGTTTTCAGAGCGCCATACATGCTGGCCGGCAAGATGTAGGCCAGATTTCCTTGCAGGGCGTTATCTTCTGCAACAGCCGTTTCCATGGCCACAACTTCAGCGAAAGTCGGGTTGGCAGCAGCAAAATCCGTCGGGTTGTTGATGCCCGAGGTGTTTTTGATGCCGGTCGGCTGACCTGATGAACCGGAGCCAGCAAGGGCGCCGAGGTCGATTGCAGTCGCAATGCCTTGAGCAAGGTCGTTACGGATGAGGTTTTCAACATCCATGCTGTTCTGTTGCAGCAGCAAACGGGTTACGTCTGAGTAGCCGCCAACAACCTTCGGAGCCATGGTCACTGATGAGAAAGTGGCTTCAGTTTCAGAAGCGGCACCGCCCTCGGTTGCAATCCATGCCGGAGCTGAACCAGCAGTTTTCTTCGGGATTACGACGTTGCCTTGCAGACCTTGCAGGGTCGTGGCACCGGCTTGCATTACGCTTGAAGCGTTGCGCAGAACGTCGATGAAATCGCCGCCGCGATAGTCTTCTGAAATCAGAGTGCTATCGTCTGAGCTGTTGATGTCGCGCTGTGACCATGAACGCAGAACGTCGGTCGGCAGCATTACACCGCGAGCAGCCATGCCGGTGGCACGCTGAGCAGCTTCAGAGGCTTCAAATTCAAAGCGGGCATCGTCTTGACCTTGACGGTCGGCAGGGTTTGCCATGGCGCGGATTGCTTTCATCAGGCTGAATTCGCGAACTTCTTTTTCGCTCAGGCCAATGTCGGCATTTTCCAGCGGCTTGTTGCCGATTACTTCCAGCAGCTCGCCACGGAATTGGTCGAGGCTTTTGCCTTCAGCAACAGCTTTTTGAGCGAGCTCAGATTGATGGTGACGTGCGCCCAAGTCATAGATGCGGGCGACTTCTTTTGCAGTGTTTTCGCGAACTTCTTTGGCTGTGGCCTCGCGAACTTCGGCTTTTACTGCATCAATATCGAATTCAGACATTTCGTCTTTCCTTTCTTCGATTTGAGTTTCAGTTTCAGGGGTTTTCAAAGTTGCTTCATCGGAGCGCCCTAAACCGACGGTGACGTCCGCCGGAATCGAAACGACCGATACCTCACGCGGTGACCAGTTGACGACGCGGTATGTCTCATCGCCTTCACGCACCATGCGGTCGATTTCATAACCGACCGAGATGTTTGCCTTGATACCATCGACAACATCTTCAAAAACCTCTTTACCCAGTCCATTTCGACTAAAA